AGTATTACTTAAATAACCAAATCCACCTTCGACAAGGTTAAAATTAACTGATCCTTGACCACGTGCTACTTGTGTAACTCTTAATCTTCCATTTGTACCAGTTGCAATTATTTGAGAAACATTTGATACACTATAATGCGCAATTTTAAGAATATCACCTTGTTGAAAATTTTGACCACCATTTTCAATTTCAAGATAATCTAATGAACCAAGAATAACTGGCGCTGTTGAAATATCATTTGCTGTTCTATTGCCATCGATAACAATTTTTTCACCTTGAACAAAAAGACCACCAAGTGGCGATATATTAGTAATTGTGAAAGTATAAACAATTCCTTGACTAATTGGTTCTCTTACGAAATTTTCGACAATGGCTGAAGTACCAGATGTAACACCAAATATTTTTTTACCAACATAAGATGTTAAATTACCATTATCGTTAATTTCAAGATATTTTGGCTGCACCCATGTTCCATCAGAAGCTTTAAGTATATCTTCACCAGGAAGGTATACATCAACATCTTGATTATATATAAGTTTGAATAATAGTTTATAACACTGGATAGAACCTTTTGATCGATAAACGTCAAGTATATGCTTTAATAGAAATCGTTTGTTAACGATAACATCGAATGGAATACCATATAAATATTTGGTTTGAAAATGTTCAAGGAAATCGTCAAGAGTAGAATCGATATCTCTGTAGTCTAATAATGTACGAGCTTCACCAACAGGGCCACCGGCATTTTCCATCCATTCATAATATGCTTTGGTAAATAAAATGAACTGCTCGCCTTCCTCATGATAAAATTGAGGAAACTGATTCGCAATAAAATTCGAAATCTTTTTTTCTATGGAAAAATGCATTTTATTACTTTACACAAGAGTTTCGATCATGGTGATTGTAACATCGTTAGGATCAATGATCAATATTTTATTATTATTAATAACAATATCTTTATTCAAGGGCAGCATATATAAAGAAATGTAATTTCCATAAGACGATGTTAATAAATTAGTAATTTTTACATCGCCTGTCACATAATCAATTGTTCCTAAATTATCGTTTAAAATAGTAAATACACCATTAATAATCGTGTATACTATTAGGTTACCAAAATTATCATCGCGAATATAAGATAATGGGTAATTTGTTCCATCAGATATTACGTAAGTAAATGGCGAAGACGATATAGTTGGTTCGTCTGATAATAAACTTCTTCTAACATATCCAGCATATGTCTCTTCTTTATTTGAAGGATTATTAAAACTGAAACTGAAAGAAGTTGCATAATTTATTTTAGGCGATAATCTTTTAATAATTCTAATACCAGTATCGTTACTTGTGATACTGGTATCGCTGTTATCGATATGAGCGACAATTTTAGAATATCGAAGATCTGATCCAAAAGTTTCAATATGATCTACGCTAAATTGTGCTATTTCTGATAAAATAATAGTTTGTAATTGCACAGGAGAGCTTGTTGTAATAGTTTTATTGTATTGTACTGTAGAATCAATTTTAACGTATAGATAATCTGGATCAGTAATTATAAGTCTATTCGGAAGAGCAATATAAGGTTTTAAAAAACTAGAAATTTCATTTTTAACAAAATCAGAAGCAATCGTGGCGCCAGATGGTTTTAATGCAAGTACAACTCTACCATATTGTTTTGGTTCGAGTAATTCGCCACCATAAACATTAACGTCTGAGATAATACCACCAAAGTTTGAAAGAACAAGCGATGAATAGTCATCTGATGCAACAGCTCTTTGCTGAGTTGCGAAATATCTTGGCGCTGCAAATTTGATAGAATCTATAGATTCAGCGTTTGAACCACCAGAAGAATTCGCAATAACGTTGATAGTGCTAATGGTTGCTTGACCATTATTCATTACACCAAGATCTTGATCGCAAATAAATGATATGATACCATCAGCATCAGTACCGTTTGTTATTCTATAATTAACAGTAACTGTTGATAAATTATTTGGTATGCGACCAAAATTACCATCACCAAAAACAATTTCATATTTTGAGTTTTGGGCGGCCTGAAGAAAATATACTGAAGAAGTATTTGATAATCCATAAAGAGTAGATACTTTTGTAAATGTAGTATTTACTGAACTTTCAGTAACAATTACTTCTATACTATCAGTATCGATATTTGGATTAGAAAGAATAAATCTTTGACCTTCATTATTGGTATCGTAAATAAAACTATCGGTTGTGTATTTACCTTCAAATATAGTTAATTCTGGAATATTGTATACATTACTTGATGATGTATATGCATAGTCTTTATCTGTAATAAATGTAAAATTACCATTAGAGTTGGTACCACTAAACATCGAACCTTTATTGATAATAAAAGGCGAAGTTGTTCCAAACCCTGTTACCGTAAATCCAATACTGGCCTCTGAAGATTTTGATGATCGTGGAGTATAATTCAACTCTTTCGCATGAGAAACTACAGAGTCGAGTTTCTGTGCGGAGTCCATAAACATTTCAGAAGAAATCATATTCAAATAGAATGAATTAAGATATGAGTTATAAGACATAACATCAAGAAGAACATTGATATTAGAGCCGTCAAAATTATAATCTTTAAAAACAGACTGATTCGACAGATACAATTTTAAATTTTTCTTAAGTGTATCAAAATCTAATGAAGAAAGCTGGACGGAGCTATTGGCCATTTATCGGACTCTTTTTAGTGTAAAATTAAGCGTTATTGGATCACTGTTATTTATTAAATTATATACAATACTTATTGAGAATGTATGGTCTTCATCATTTGGTATAATAGTTACATCTTGTATTAATGCACGTGGTTCGTTATTTTCAACAGTATTACGAACTAAAAAATCAATATTGCCTGCTAAAATTGAATCATTTATTTCAAATAAACTATTAGTAATATTAGACCCAACGAAAGGTTGGAATAGTCTTTCGCCCAAATTAGTAAGAATTAAATTTTTAAGAGATTGGTTAACAGCTTGAGCGTCGGTAACCCTGCCCAATTGGTTTCCATATGGAGTTATGGCAAAGCTATCGAGAAAATCAGAAAAATTTTCTCTTTTACCTCTAGCATCAATTATAATATCTGCTCTTGTAACTGCCATTTACATTACCTCTATTAGTGAGTCAAAACCAGTAGCGTTTGGTGCACAATGTGCTCCTCCAGGTATTGGACATAAACTATCAGGTGCAGCAGAATCGCCATCAACAATAACACCCTTACCATTTATTGTTAACCAAGAATGTGAACTACTTAACGCACCACCACCATCTGTATTTATATCACCTTCCACAGACCACAGTTTACCATTTACTGTTACAAAAGTTTGTCCTATTACAATGGTAGTTGCCCCACAAGCTCTTGCATTTCCGTGCACGTGACTATTAGGCATTACTGTTTAAACTCAATAGCAGCCGACTTGATAGTTATTTTAGTTTTTTCAATAGTTATTGATGAATCACCAACTTGCAATATTACTTTATTCAATGCTGAAAGATTGATAATACCTGTTCCTTCGGGTGAGTTTAAATTGATTTGATCGTGACTAAGTATTGATATGTTTTTAGCCACATCAAATCTAAGTTTACCATCATTTATTTTTGTATCAGAATTACCCTTTTGTACATTAATGCCATGTTGACCAACAACAGTATGATAATATGTACCATTTACCGTGGTTATATGATCTCCATCAGTAGCACTATGCATATTTCCTTTATGAGTTGTAGCTACATTACCTTTTGAAGTTTTAAAAGTATCTCCGTCTGTACCACTGTAACTACCTTCTTTAGCGCCACCTATTTTTTTTCCACCCTGTGCATCATAAGAATTACCACCGGAAGATGAACCTGTATCAAGTTTTACGTCAGTAAGTTTGCTACTCTGATTATAATCAGCAGATTGTCCATCAGTGTTTTTACCATCGCCACCAGAAACATATCCTCTTTTTTCTTTGGCTAAATCGGTCTGTAAACCATTAACTTCTTTAATACCAAAAGTACCATCTTGACGTATTGTTTCTGTATATGCTTGATCTGGTTTTTCGGGATTAGCAAATACTGTATTACGATCGCCGAGCAAACCACCAGAACCTTGAATCCATGGATAATCCGGGCTAGCTCTACCATCATCATATGGTGCTTTTGGTAATGTTTCTTTTGGTAATGCCATTATAATACCTTATTCAAAATATTTGCAGTAGCTGCAGCAGCTGTGGCAGTAACACCAGATTGTGATAATGCAGATACAATTCCAGAAGCCGTCGAAGCTACATTCAGTGCATCAGCTGCCAATGAAGATGGAGAAATTCCTAAACTTTCAAGAGCGCCTGAAGAAGATAAAGCACTGGCGATAGATCCAATTTCACCTAATGATCCAATATTTGGCAAACTGATACTAGGAATTGAAATACCAAGTGCACCTAATGCACCTGCCATAGAGGCAATATTACCAAGACTTGATAAACTTGATGGAATATCAAATGCACCAGCAGATTTAGCTTCCATTAATTTAGCCATGGCAATGTTTTTGGCAAATTTTTTCTGAGCCTCTTCAACTACACCAACATCTAGAAAAGAAGTAGGCAAGTGCAATTGTTGCGAAAGATTCAATGCTGTCCCTGCTAATCCCATCAATTGTGGTAATAGACTCATCAGATTAACTGCTGAATTTTTACCCAAATTCTTTTCCATACCATTATCTTCAACACTAGTGCTTGCTGCAGCCAATATGTTATTTATAATTGTAGGTGTGAGAATTATACGATTATATGGATTACTATTGGCAATATAAGGTTCGAAATCAGCGGCGATTTCGATCTCAGCTGTTTTTTGAATATCTTCATCAGCTGATTCGTATGGATATTGAGTTGGTATTCTTTGCGAATAATATGAATCGCCATCTGGACCCAACCATTGTATGTATCCTGGATATGGATCTACATCAACAGAATAATATTGTTGTATATAAAGATCTGGTATTGCCGATAAATTTAAAAGTAACGATGCTGGCGGTAACGTTGATCCATATACGATTGGAGGAATAACGGATTTAGGTATAGCATTTTCACCATATAGTATAGCATCTTTAATAAGATCAGCGAGACCCTCTTTGACCATCTCTTGATATAATGGATCAATTCGCTGAATTCCGAAATTATCTAACGCTAAATCGAATACTGATATTACTCTAGAATAACCATATTCATGCGCTAATATTTTAAGAGCGCCAGCAAATCCTTTGGTAACTGTTTTTGCCTGGGATGCTGTGCTCGCACTGTTCATAACGCTACCAACCAAAGACAAAAGTTTATACGCATTTTTTAATGATAATGCGACACCCATAGGATCTACTTTGGCAATAGCTTCTGGCAGTTTCATGCCAGGTGGAGCAGCAGCAACAGTTGGTTTGTCCGCATTTGG